CCGACCTATCCGACACAAGAGCTAAGTGCCGGATAGGAACGGCAAAATTTTTTACACTTCTATTGCTTCTTTATCACACATAAGCAAAGGCGCAGGAATTATCCCAACGCATTGGCTACGGCGGCGTATATCTCCCCTGCGACGAGGGATACATCTGGCTGAAACGCGGCTCGCCGTGGTGTCAGAGCCTTGTGTACCAGGACGACCCGGCTATTAAGCGCCGTTATATCAACATCACCGCTGAATACCTGACATTCAGCTAGAAAGGAGGCCCACATGGGCAAATTTACTGTAATCCCGCAAAGCACATTCGAGGAAATGCAGCTTGACGCGGGCGTGATTTTGAAGAAGTTCACCCCAGCGACACCGACGGCTCCGGCAGATGAAGATATTGTATGCCCGACCACCGGCGGCATCAATATTTCCTGTGTTCCTACTTACTCCGACTTGGGGGAGGATGTGGACAATTGCCCGGTCAACACCAAAGAATTGAAGCATCTGGACGGTTGGGAGTGCAAAGTGTCGTTCACCTCCCTGGGTACATCCACGGCTAGTATCAAGCTGGCCCTGGGCGCGGCTGACGTGACTGGAAATAAGATCGTGCCCCGGCGTGACCTGAAGCAGACGGACTTTTCCGACCTCTGGTGGGTAGGAGACCGAGCGGACGGCGGCATGGTTGCCGTGTGCCTGAAAAATGCACTGTCTACCGGCGGCTTTACGCTCCAGACCACGAAGAACGGCAAGGGGCAGGTCTCTGTGGAGCTGACCGGCCATGTGTCCATTGACGCGCAGGACACTATGCCCATGGAGTTTTACAGCGCCGCGCCTGCCGGGGAGGAAAGTATCTGATGAAACTGTCTGAACTGAGCACCGAGCGGGCAGCGGACGTGCTGTGCGAGGTTACGCCCTATATTGCCAATATCACCGGAGACAAGGCCCTCCTGGATGAGCTTGCAATCAAGTTTGACAGCAAGGGGAAAAGCGTTGCGGAGCTTTACACCTTCTCGGCCCATAAATACGCTCAGCTTGTCCCAATTCTGCTGAAAGACCACCGGGCGGACGTGTTCGGTGTATTGGCGGCGCTGAACGAAACTACAGCGGAGCAGATTGGAAAACAGAAGGTCATGGAGACCATCAAGCAGGTTGGTGAGCTATTCCGAGACAAGGAGTTGCTGGATTTTTTCAAATCGTTTGGGCGGGAGGAAAAGAGCGAGTAATCCTCTGCCTGCTAGCCGTGCGGGGCATGGGGGTGCGGACCATCCTGGCGGCACTCCCTGCCCTCATCAATCAGGCGGAAAAAGAACAAGCGTACCGGGTTTATGTAACAGACGCCTTGAAAATCATCGGGGAAAACACGGCGAAATACGCTGGCGGTTCTTATATGAAGGTCAGATACCTGGATGTTGAGAACCCGAAGCCGGAGGAAATCAGAACGCCGGAAGAAATTGTTGCGCATATGAAACAAAAAATCGCCTCTGTCTAAGCGTTGATGGGGAAGGGCTAAGCGGTGCCGCGAAAGGAGGTGGCACCCATTAATCTTTTTGATTTATTTGCGAAAATCAGCCTGGATACCAGCGAGTACGACAGCGGTGTTAAGGATGTATCTAAGAGTGGGGGTAGCCTCGCGTCTAAGCTAAAGAGCGGCCTTGCGTCGGCTGGCAAAGTGGCTGCGAAGGGTATAGCGGCCATTGGAACTGCGGCCTCTGGCGCTGTGGTGGGGCTTTTGGCCCTGGAATCCTCGACAGAGGAATATCGAGTTGCAATGGGCAAGCTCAACACCGCCTTTGAAGCGGCTGGGTATGGTGCGGAAACCGCACAGCAAGCCTATAACGCCTTTTACGGCATCCTGGGGGATACGGATACCGCCACCGAAGCAAGCCAACTCCTGGCGAAGCTGGCAGACAGCGCAGAGGATGTGTCTACTTGGACGGATATCGCTGCTGGTGTTGCCGGTACATTTGGCGACAGTCTCCCCATCGAGGGACTGATTGAGGCCAGTAATGAGACGGCAAAAGTGGGACAAGTTACCGGCGTGCTTGCCGACGCCCTCAACTGGGCGGGCATTAGCGAGGACGAATTTAATGCCAAACTGGAGGCCTGCGGAAGCGAGAGTGCGCGAAACCAGCTTATCATGGAAACGCTGTCTGGCACTTACGATGAAGCCAGCGAAGCGTTTTACCGGAACAATGAGGCGCTTGTAGAAAGCCGGAACAATCAAGCGCAGTTAGATGCAACTTTAGCCACTTTGGGGCAGACCGTTTCCAACGTAAAAAACCGGCTGCTTTCAGAGTTCCTTCCGGCAATCTCAAATGTGGCAACAGCGTTCTCCGGCATGTTGAGCGGAACGGCTGGGGCAGATCAGCAGTTTTCGACGGCGGTGCAGGGACTGGTTAATGTAGCGGTGTCGAAGTTGCCTGAGTTTCTAAACATGGGCGTTCAGATTTTGTCCTCCCTTGCCAGCGGCATAGTGCAGAGTATCCCGACACTGGTTGCAGCGGTTCCACAAATTGTAGCCGAAATTGGGGCGGCATTAACCGAACTGCTTCCGCAAGTGCTGAACATGGGTGTACAACTCCTGGATCAGCTTGTAAGCGGGATAGAGACTGGCCTGCCTGATATGGTAGCACGGTTGCCTCAGATCGTAGACAATTTCCTGTCATTTTTGACTGAGCATTTGCCTGATATCCTGGACAAAGGTGTTGAAATGCTTAATTCTCTAGTGAACGGCATTATCAATACTATCCCTCAAATGGTTGCAAGTCTCCCGAAGATTATTACGTCTTTTGTGACCTTTATAGCAAACAATTTACCTAAGATAATAGAGGCAGGCATAAATATCCTTGTCAATTTGATTGCCGGGATTATAAAGGCAATCCCGCAACTGGTTGCAGCACTCCCTCAAATCATCGCTGCCATTGTAGATGGTATAGCAGCTCTAATGGGCAGCATTGTTGACATCGGCAAAAATATTGTTGAGGGCATTTGGGAAGGTATCCAAAATGCAATAGGGTGGTTTACAGACAAGATCACTGGTTTTTTTAGCGGAATCATAGATGGAGTCAAAGGGATGCTCGGAATCCACTCTCCTTCGCGCGTTTTTGCGGATATGGGCAAAAATATGGCCCTGGGGTTGGGGCAGGGCTGGGACAATGAATATGACCGTATCCGCCGGGATATCGAGGGTGGTATGGACTTCGGCACCGCAAGCGTGGACTTTGCGTCGTCCGGGTTGGGTGTGGCGTCCGCTGGTATGGTCAACGGAGTTTCAGCAGCCGTGCAGGGCGCAGGGATGTCTGGAGGGAGTATTACAGTTAATCTAATGATGCCTGACGGCACCAAATTTGCCTCCTATCTGCTTGGCCCCCTGTCTAACTACGCAAAGGCAAACGGTACGCCAATTCTCCACCCAACGTAAGGCGGTGAAAACACGTGAATCAACTTGTATTGGATACCACAGGCACACCAGTTACCTTGCCGGAAAGCCAAAAGGGCGGCTATATCGCAGAGTTAAAACCGCTTTCCGTAGATGTGGAGATGGTCACCGGCAGGATTGTAAGAGAACTGCGCGGGAATGTATGGGTTTTGCGCTACCAATATGGATATTTCACGGATCAAATGAGGAACTCCGTGCTTTCCGCATGCGAAAAAGGGAGAGGACAGGCCATTACATGTTTGTTCCTTCCCCCGCACTCTGAACAGATGATCACATCAAAATTCATGGTAACAGAGCTGACCTATCCAAAATTTATGTGGAGCCGTCAAGTTATGGGTGAAATTGTTGACGAAGATGGAGAGCCCATAGAAACCCTTGTTCCCGTCCCAATGTGGGGTGATTTCTCGGTAGAACTAAGGGAGGTGAAACCCAGTGATTAGTTCGACCACAGCGTATCAGGCAGCGATTGTGGGCGACACCAGACGGATCTATTTACAAGCAGTCATAGATATTATTGACCCGGATATTACCTATGGCACAGTATCCAGCTCCGGCATGGCTAACGTATGCAAGCCGGAGCAAATTCACGACAAGGAGATGGAGATTGTTCCATACGCTACGCTTGAGGCTAACCGCTGGGCACTCAACGGGCAGTTCAAGCTGTTTCCACTCCATGGGGCCGATCATATCGGCTTCCTGGGGGATACCCTGTCCGGCGCGGATGGGGTGTTTTCCCCAGCGGTGTGGGTAGAGGAGCATTTTTCCAATGTCTCCATCCTTCAGGCGTGCTCCATCTACTTCCCATCAGCGGATTGGGACGGAGTGCCCGCCGACTTTACTGTGGAGATCATGCAGGGCAGAACGGCCTACTACACCAAGACAGTGACCGGCAATACTGCGTCCAGCATTGCATTGGACGGATTCACCGTTAACAACCCGGACGCTATTCGGGTGACGGTGACCAAATGGTCGAAAGAAAACCGCCGTATACGGATACCTGAAATTATTCCGGGCCTGTATGAGAAGTGGACAGGAAATGAGATTGCCGTGTTTTCTCTTAAGCACCAGGGGGACGTATCCTGTATGACACTACCGTATGGCACATGTACCATTAAAATGGACAACTTGAGCCGCCGCTTTGAGCCGCGAAGCAAAAATGGCGTATTCCAATCCATCGAAGAGCGCCAGGGCATCCCGGTCTCTATAGGAGTACGGCTTTCGGACGACACGGTAGAGTACAAGCCAGCCGGCGTGTTTTATCAGTACTCCGGCGGCTGGAAAACCGGCGACAACGGCCTGACCATGCAGTGGGATCTGGTCGATATTGTTGGCCTTTTGGCTGATCGTGAGTTTATCCCGCCGTCCATCCTGCCTACCACCCTGTCTGGCTGGATTTCCGCCCTAGTGGCCCAGATGGGAGAAAATTTCGCAGACATGTACGCGGTAGACCCAAACTACGCAAGCGCGGAGGCAAGCGTCCGCGTGGCTGACGATGTGGTTGGTATGACATGCGGGGATATATTGAGATATGTCTGCATGGCGACGGGTACGTGGCCCAGGGCGGACGCAGAGACCGGATACCTGACCGCCGAACCCATGTGGAACCAGGGGAGTAAAATCACCCTGGACAACTTAATTGATTATCCGACCATGAAAGCCAACGCCGATATTGCCGCCTTGTTTTTTACGCTGAACGATGGGGACGACACCCAGTATGTGGTATCCGGGAACTCCACTGCCTCCAACGAGACAAAATCCATCCAAAATCCGTTTATTAAGACGCAATCCCAGGCGCTGACTGCTGCGCGGGCAATCCTGTCCACCTACGGTGGGAACAAACTAGAGATTGTAGGCCGTGGAGACCCGGCCTCTGAAATTGGGGATGTGGATACGGTCTGGTTGAATGAGAGCACCGCAACCACGGGCCGCAGAATACAGCAGGACTTATCTCTCCAGGATGGAGTCCTCCGCAATTGCTCCAGTGTGCTGCTCCAGGCTGATGGAATCTTCCTTTATGATGGCATGGAGGTGATCACCTCCAGCGGCGTGTGGACAGCACCAGCCGGGGCCACACAGCTACGGATTATCCTGGTAGGCAAGGGGGAGGGCGGAGGCCATGGAGAGCCTGGCACCATGGGCAGGCAGGAATCGGAAGACGGATATGGAGATAGTGAGCGTGGTGAATACGGCGCAGATGGTTCGGACGGCGTGGGTGGAAAGGTGTGGACAGCTACCATCGACATCAATCCACAACAGTCATTTGAGGTGTCTTTTGATGGTTTTAATACCATTTTTGGCCCTTACTCTAGCGCAAACGGTAATACATACCCACAGGGTTACTCTGATGTAGCCAGCGGCGAATCATACGCCCGCACCGGCGTAGCGTCACCTAAGCCAGGCAGCGGAGATGGCGGAGCCGGAGGAAAGGGTGGAGCTCCAGGCTATGGCGTGTATAAGCATTACACGTGGGAGGGCGGCGGCGCTACTACGTTTAAGGTGTATGCCGAGCCAGAGCCGGGGAAACCCGGAGTGGCAGGGGCACAGGGCTGTGCCGTTATCTATTGGGACAAGGAGGGGTGAGTATGTCCGAAACATGGACGCCGCTGGTTATTTCGGCCAGTTTTGCACCCAACCCCGTATCAGTCGGGCTACCCACCGTCCTGTCTGTCGTAGTCATCGACGCCCAGGGCGGAGAGCGGGAGGACCTCTGGCACAGTGGCGAGGTCCAGGCTGGGGAGGTGTAGTGCGTGGCGATTACCCAGGTGCGGGCGCAGTTCAATGGTCAGTGGTACATGCTGACCTACAACGAAGACGCCAGAGCCTATCAGACGGCTATCACGCCGGATACATTCTCCGGCGGTCAGCCGGATGGGTATTACGACGTAACGGTAGAGGCTATCAACGACAGCGGCGTGGTGGTGACTACAGACGGGGACAATCTGCCGGGCCTTCGGTTGGTGGTGCGGGAGACCATCCCACCCATCCTGACCCTGGTATCCCCGGAGGCGGGCTATGTGACCACTAACACGCCTGCGGTGACGTGGACCGCCCAGGACAACGATGGCGGCTCCGGTATCGACCCGGACAGCGCCATAGTGGAGCTGGACGGGAAGGCAGTTCCGGCGGAGCAGGTGTCCGTCACGGCGGGCGCAGGCGGGACGTATACCATCACCTATACGCCAGGGACTGCTCTGGCGGAGGGGCCGCACACCGTCCAGGCGGGCATCAGCGACAACGATGGGAACGCAGCTACGATGGAGGCAAACTACATTGTAGATACCGTACCGCCTGTGCTGTCCGCGTTGCTGTCCTTCGAGGAGGTGGTAACGGATGCCTATACGGTTACCATTACGGGGCAAACCAACGATGCCACCGCTCCTCCAGTGACCATGACAGTGATGGACAACGGGGCGGTGGCGGGACACCCGGCCGTTGGGCCGGATGGACGATTTTCCATCCTCCTGAATCTGGAGGTTGGGGAGAACAACGTCACGGTCGTTTCCAAGGACGGGGCGGGGCTGACTACCACGGCCAGCTATTACATCATCCGCATGGTTACCGACCGAACACAGGATGATGTGGACGCCCTGAACGACCGTGGGACATACAACGCCTCTGATCTCAACCGGGTCAATACGGCCATGGCTTATCTGAACGGGTGGCTTTCGGATGCGGGATACGTCACCGGATATGTCGGCCAGGGTATTGCCTGGGCTATAGATGACATCCCGCTACAGGCACAGATGGCGGACTACCTGTCCAACGTTGGGGCGATCGGTGGCACGTTCTCCCTTGCCAACGCCCCAGCGCTCCCGGCCTCGATGGAGCTTCTGACCCATGAAGGGGCCAATCACATTGAGCGGGTTTTGGTGCTGACCGACCAGATCCGCGCCCGCTTGAAGCGGTCGCCATTTATGAGCGGCGAAATATTTTGTGGTGAGGTGTAACGATGCAAGACGGAATCATAGCTGGTAATGGAAACAGTCGGTATTTAAAAACGGTGGCGGCAGCGCTTTCCCTGTATCCTACCTATGAGGATTTTATCACGGCGCTGATCGCCGGGACATTTCCCATTGACCTGAACGGGATCAATGAGGCAGGGTGGTCGCGGCAGGGGACACCCCTGAACAAAGGAACCCTGTTAAGCGACACCACAGAAACCAAGATATGGGGTTCAGCCGGGAACCATACAGTTGACCAGGCGCTCGGTCAGATACTTGGCTCAATCGGATATAGTCTGATAAAGGAATACACATCGCCGGGGAGCTTTACCCATACGTTCGACCGCAAATATACAGATGTTTTTGTGGTTGTGGTTGGCGCTGGAGGCGGCGGCGGTTCGCATGGAGATCACGGTGGAGGTGGCGGCGGAGGTGGGGCCGCAGCGTGCTTCCATGTTTTGGATAGCAGTACCATCCAAAGCAATAGTATTGTTGTTGGAGCTGGTGGAGCCGGTGGAGGTGTTTCTCTTGGGGAAGAGGATTATCATAAAGGCTCCAATGGTGGGAGTAGTAGCGCTTTTGGTATTACCGTACCAGGCGGCAACTGTGACGCTGGTAATAAGTATGGCCCTTCAGGCGGCCTGGGTGGCGGTGATGATGGAGACTACGATAAGATTTCCCCCGGCTGGCTCATGATAGGTGGCGGGGGCGGTGGACAGAATAACGATGGCCAGGACGGGCCTATTCTTTCTGTTGTTGGATTTAAACCTTTCTGTGGTGGAGGTGGCGGGGGTGGTGCTCCTAGCCTTAATGACCCGCCCAATCCCGGCGGAAATGGCGGTGACGGCGGAGGAGGTAACGGTGGCGCTGGAGCTACCATGCAGACCAATGCAACAAATGGTACTAACGGGACCCGAGGTGGTGGCGGAGGAGGTGCTGGATCGGGGAATACTTCCCGCTCCAGCGAGAATAAGCCCAGCGGCAGAGGTGGCAAAGGCGGCGATGGATATGTGGCGATTTACGCAAGAGGTATTTCTTAATGAAAACAGTCTATTTAAATGAGGATAACACTATCCGAGAAATCATTCCGGAATATGCACTCCCGCCGGAGAAGTGGTATAGCGAGGCATTTGCACGGCGCTGTGTAGAGGTACAGGACGATGTAGAGCAGGGGTGGCTCTACAACCCCGAAACGGGACAGGCCGCCCCGGACACAAGACCGTCGGGGCCGGAATCGCCCTCGGCAGAGGACATTACTCTGGAGATGCTGGCCGACCATGAGGAGCTGCTTTGCATGTTGGAAATCACCACTAATACTGTCTAAGAAAGAGGGGAAGGACATGAACACGGTATTTAATCTCTGCAAGCTGCTTATTGACCGGGGCCGCACCGACGGCCTACAGGACAAGATGGATGTCTATCTCGCCGCCGACCGACTCACCCCCGAGGAGTACCAAGAGCTGGCCGCTCAACTGACCAAATAGAAAGCCGCCCTGTCTGGGCGGCAGAGGTCAATCCTTTGGAGCAAAGCGGGAGGGGGCTTCCAGTGGCTTCCCGGTGCGCCAATCGCGGTTTGGGTCGTGAGCGGCCCAAGCCTCCGCGCCGCACTTTTCGCACTTTTGGCCTTCCCACAGCCACTCGCGCTGACCGTTGACCCATGTGGATGGGCACACAGCTCCGCACTTGGAGCAGATTACAACGATATTCATAAGGCACCTCCACCATCACGTAAGAGAAAACCGCGGCGGCCCTGATCACAGATCCTTTGGGAGGTAAATCTATGGTCAAGAGGGATAAAGGGCCACCACGGCTGAAAAAAGTATACCACAAAACAAAAATGAAAGGAAGTACCACAATGAAAACCATCAACTGGAACGAGCTCACCCCCGCCTGCTACGCGATCGCCAATGCCAACGATGTGGATGTGGGTGTAGGCGGCAGCATGGTACAGAACAACATCCGCCACGGCAGGGCGGTGGACATCGGCGCGGAAAATCTGCCTGTAGCTTTCCGGCCTGACTGGGATGCCCTAGGAGCTAATGTAGATCTGGCCGCAGAGAACGACGAATTTAACGCCTGGATCAGAAAGCGCCAGAATAACGTCAAGTCCCTGGCCGCCCTGTGGAACGCAAATGACTATCAGGGCATGGTTGAGCTGATGGAGAACGCCGCCGACCCCGGCCCCATCAACGGCGAGAAGCCCAGCGACCATGAGTAAGCTCATTACATACATCCCGCTCTCGTCCGTGGAGCGGATTGAGCTGAGAGTCACCAACTGCCGCAAGACGCTCTCTCAGGTCAAGGCTGAAACAAAGGCCCATTACGTGCTCAATGGCGGCATGTGGAACCCAGACGGCTCGGCCTGCCCGCTGCTCAAGGTGGGCGGGGTAATGCGCTCCGGCACGCCCTGGAGGGCGATGGGCTACGCCTGGGATAAGGGCCCCGACATCCACATGACCTCCGAGTACGAGGGAGCGGATAACTTTATCGCGGTGACCGCCCTCGTTACCTCCGGTAAGCCGGTGGATAAGCCCTCCTACGGATCAGCCCAGGGAGACAAGAGGGGGCGGAGCGCTATCGGCCTGCGCGGTGGCAGTCTGGCCCTCTACTGCTCATCGGATGGCACCGACGCAGCAACGCCGGAGGCGCTGCGGGACGAGCTGGCCGGGCTGGGCTGGGCCTCCGCCGTTATGCTGGATGGGGGTGGCTCCAGCCAGTGTGACTTTGGCGGAGAGCGCATCACCGCCAGCCGCAAGGTGCATAACTGGATTTGCGTGTATCTCAAGCAGGCGGAGCAGACACCGCCGGAAGAGGAGGACAAGCCTATGAGCAAGCACACTGTATGCCTTGACCCCGGACACGGGCCGGGCAACGTCAACGGTTCCCCGGACGGCACCTACAAAGAGTGGGAGTTTACGTGGGACATGGCCCAGCGTATCAAACCGCTGCTGGAGGCCCAGGGGGTGGGCGTGGTGCTCACCAAGACAACGGACAACTACCCCAGCCTGACGGAGCGGGCCAACATCAGCAATAAGGCGCAGCCGGATTGCTTTGTGAGCATCCACACCAACGCCGCCGGGGAGGGAGGCTGGTCAAGCGCGTCCGGGCTGGAGATCTACACCAGCGCCGGGCCCATGACGGCCCAGCGCAATGTGCTGGCCTCCAAGCTGGTCAACGCCTTCCACGCCGCCGGGGTGTCCCTGCGGAGTAAACCTATCAAGCACAAGCTGTATACTGTGCTTGCCAAGACCGACGCCCCCGCTTGCCTGATTGAGTACGGCTTCCATACCAATAAGACCGACGTGGAGTATCTCAAAGATACCAAGTACCGGGACAAACTGGCCGAGGCCACCGCAAAGGGCATCTGTGAGTTCCTGGGCGTAGCGTGGCAAGGCGAAACGGGAGCGGACAGCGCGGAGGACACCCCGGACGTTTGGGCCGCTGAGGCGTGGGAAAAGGCCAGAGACAATGGCGTACTGGACGGCACCCGGCCCCGCGATAATATGACCCGGCAGGAGCTGGCCGTCGTGTTGGATCGGCTGAATCTGATTTGATGGAGGTACATATCATGGACATTTCTTCTTTGGGTATCACCGGAGTGGCGGTTATCACTGTGATCTGCTTTCTGGTCGGCCAGGTGGTCAAGGCCACTGGACTGGACAATAAGTGGATTCCCATCATCTGCGGCGTATTTGGCGCGGCGCTGGGTATTCTCGGCATGTTTATTATGCCCGAGTTCCCGGCCAGCGATTACCTTACTGCCGCCGCTGTCGGCATTGTGAGCGGACTTGCGGCCACTGGTATCAATCAGGTTTATAAGCAGTTGACTAAGGAGGGCTGATGCCCATGGAGTGGGTAGGCCCACTGATTTCCGGGGCGGCGGTCGTCCTGGTGGCAATCATCGAGGCGGTCGCCGCCCGCGAAAGAAAGCGCGTCAAAACGGACAACCAGAAGATCGACGCCATCATACACGGTGTGCGGACTCTGCTGAGACGCGCGCTCATCGCGGAGCACAATCACTATTCCGAGAAAGGGTATATCCCTATCTACGGGCTGGAAAACGTGCTGGACATGTACAAGGCATATAATGCCCTGGACGGAAATGGCACAGCGGCAAAACTGGTCGAGGCCCTGAAACAACTGCCAACGGAGCCGCCGGAGGTCGAAAGGACGTGACTGAATGAGCGCAAAGGTGAATCTGCCGGAACCGTTAAATAAACTTTTGCGCTCTCAACTGGAAACCGCTATTTATGAATCTGCCCTCCACCGCGATGATGAATTGATTGCCCGGAGACGAATTATTGACAAGTGGGGACAGATTGATGTAGCAGCAGAACTTGGGTGGTATCGTGGAGCGGTAGCTGCTCATGAGAAGCACATATTTGAGCGAGTGTCCGAAGTTGCTAGACAGCTCTACACAAATCAAGCATAAATCGTGCATAACCCCGACTGGAACCGAACCCAGCCGGGGTTATTTTATGCGACAATATAGGCAAGGAGGACGTGAGGATACAGGGTTGGTACACGTCGCCGCCCTCCTCACGGACTCCTTATTTTATGGACAAGGACGTGTTGGATATGACTCTAATCGAGAGAATGGTAGCCGCTGGCATGTCCCGCGATTGTGCCGCCGAAACAGCGATGTGGTACATGGCACAGGGAGATGACGAGGGGCTGGAGGACTATGTAGCCAGCCTGGAGGAAAAATATGGCATACATACAGCACAATGAGAATCCAGACGGACGCAACGTGGGAGACTGCACCATTCGGGCGATTGCAAAGGCCCTCGCACAGAGCTGGGAGGAGACCTATGTGGGCGTCACCATCCAGGGCTACATGATGCGGGATATGCCGTCGGCCAACCATGTGTGGGGAGCCTACCTGCGCAGCCGTTGCTTTGACCGGGACATGATACCCAACTCCTGCCCGGACTGCTACACGGTGGCTGACTTTGCCGCGGAGCACCCAGAAGGCACCTATATTCTGGCCCTGTCCGGGCATGTGGTGTGCGTACAAAACGGAGATTGGATCGATACCTGGGACAGCGGCGGGGAAATACCGCTCTACTACTGGCACAAGGAGGCGTAACCCATGAGCTACCCTTACTATGGATACCAGCAGCCGCAATATTACCAGCCGCCCATGCCGGATCAGCTTGCACAGCTCCGTGGGGCACAGTTTCAGCCCATGCCCCAGCAGATGCCGCAGGCACAGCCCCAGCAGGCGCAGGCCAGCGGCCAGAGCATGGTATGGGTGAGCGGTGAGGCGGAGGCAATGGCCTATCTGGTGGCCCCTAACAGCGCCGTGGCGCTTTGGGACAGCAACTCACCCACCATCTATCTCAAGCAGGCGGATGCCAGCGGGAAACCGTCCATCAAGGTATATGACCTCGTAGAGCGCACCAGCGGGGCCAGAACAGCGCAAGCCCCCCAGGGCGTGGAGTTTGCCACAAAGGCCGATCTGGAGGCTCTGGCGGCCCGTGTGGACGCGCTGGCAGCCCCGAAAACAACTGCAAAGAAGAACGCGAAGGAGGATGCAGAATGAATCCCTTTTTCGGAGTCATGGGCGGCGGTGGCCGCCCCAACATGATGCAGCAGTTCCAACAGTTTATGCAGCAGATGAAGGGCAAAGACCCCAATGCTATCATCAATGAAATGGTCTCAAGCGGAAAAATCTCGCAGGAACAATTAAACCACGTCCAACAGCAGGCCCAGCAGATGTCGGGCATGTTTGACGGGATGCGGGGAATGTTCGGCAAGTGATCAAAATCCCGGCCGGGTTTTGAAAATAAAAACAAAGGAGAATTTACATGAGTCTTTCTTCTGACGGCGGCACCGTTATGACGATGCCGGTTCAGCCTGCCTATCAGGGCGGCAACGGCGGTTTTGGATGGGGCGGGGACTGGTCCAGTTGGATCATCCTGTTCCTCATCTTCGGCCTGTTCGGCGGTTGGGGCGGCTATGGCGGCTTCGGCGGTGGGAACGGCGTGAACGGCCCCGGCTTCCAGGGGTACGCTACCCGTGCCGATATCAACGAGGGCTTTGCCCTGAACGGCCTTCAGAACGGCCAGACCTCCATCCGGGACGCCGTGACCAGCGGATTCCACGGTGTGGACACCGCAGTGTGTAACCTGGGCTATCAGACTCAGGCGGGCTTCAATGCCTTGGGCGCTCAGTTGGCCTCCTGCTGCTGCGACACCCGGGAGGCGATTCAGGGGGTGCGGTACGACCTCGCCACCACCGCCTGCGCTACGCAGAACACCATCCAGAACACCACTCGGGACATCATCGACAACGCCAACGCCAACTCCCGGGCAATCCTGGACTTCCTTACTCAGGATAAGATTGCTACTCTGACGGCCGAAAACCAGAGCCTGAAGTTCCAGGCTTCTCAGGCGGCGCAGAACGCTTTCTTTACCGCCAACCAGGAGGCCCAGACTGCTGAACTGATCCGCCGCATCAACCCCATGCCTGTGCCGGCCTATCAGGTCCCCAATCCCTACGCCGGCTGCGGGTGCTATAATACCTGCGGCTGCTAAAATCCAATACATCAACTTCCGAGGATTCCTTGGATGTTCGGCCCCGTGCCGATTTTGAACCATGCGGCGGGGCAATAGCCTCGCCGCTTATTTTAACCTAGTCGATTTCGACCACTTTAGAAAGGACTGATTTTATGGCTGAATTTACTGGCGTATTTGTTCAACAGGTGGCCGCCGGGCAGAATGTGGCCTTTACTGAGACTCCTGTCAGTGGCTCTAACTGCATTGTCCACCGGGAGGGCGCTGGGATTGTCACCCTCCGGGGGCAGACAAACCAGTGCCGCGCCCGCTACAAGGTCGTGTTTGGCGGGAACATTGCGATTCCCACCGGTGGGGCAGTGGGCCCGATTTCCCTGGCGATCGCCGTTGAAGGGGAGGCCCTGGGCAGCGCCACCGCTACGGTGACCCCCGCCGCAGTAGGCGATTTCTTTAATGTATTCGCTGCGGTATTTGTTGAAGTTCCGCGCGGCTGCTGCGTGACGGTGGCAGTACGCAACATCAGCACAGAAACGATTGAGGTCAGCAACGCGAACCTCATTGTTGAGCGAGTAGCCTGAAAGGAGAGGATACTATGAAAGCACTATATGACCTGAAGGATAAGCTCCAGGACGAACTGGACGAGATTGCCCGCAAGCCCGAAATGTCTGCCGGTGATCTGGAGACCGTCCACAAGCTCACTGACACCATCAAGAATATCGACAAAATCTGTGCACTGGAGGAGGACGGCGGGTACTCTGAGGCCGGAGACTATGAGGGTGGTGCTTATGGCCGTGGCTCCAGTTATGCAAACCGTGGCAAGCACTACGTCCGGGGCCATTACTCCAGAGATGGGCGCGGTGGTTATAGCCGTGACGGGCGCATGGGCGGATATAGCCGCCATGATGCCAAAAAAGCCATGATGGAGCAGGCCCGCGATATGATGGAGAGCGCGACCAGCGAGCATGAGCGTGAGGCTATTCGGCGGTTTATGTCTGAGCTGGAGCGAGACTGATAGGGGGTGCCCCCTTTGCTTGACCGCAAGGAGATAGATATTGAGATAGCTCGCCTGGAGTATGGGGAGAGCAGTTACCCAGCCTATGCAAAGTTAGCCAACCTCTACACCATCCGCGACCGCATGGATCGCCAGGAGCGCCAAATGCCCTATGAGGTATCCTACTCCGCTGCTCCGGCAGCCCCCGAGAATTCCTCGGTAGTTGGGGACTATGGAGACAGTGATTTCCTGCGGGCCGCCTCCGGTGTTGACCAGCACGACGCCTGGGCGATCATGGATGACCTGATGGACACGTTGCACACCGTCAATCCTCGCGTGTACGAGGGTGTAATGCGCAAAATACGGGCACTATAAATCTAGGCCCCCAAAAGAAGGGGGCCTAGACTTTTTTGCCCACTCGAAAAGACCTCAAAGGCGGCTCTTTGATTATATACATTAAAATTCAGTTCAACGATATTTAAATGGTCGGAAAATTTCCACCACCATTTCCACCGCCTTATGTTCCGTAATATGCTGTTTTTTGCTTTTATGATTATATGTTAGAGAAAAATAAAAATCCATGAAACCCTTGCGATATCAAGGATTCCATGGATTTCTTCTTTCGCCCTACAACCGGGCGTTTTGGTGGAGACGACAGAACTCGAATCTGTGACCCCTTGCGTGTGAAGCATGAAAAACAAAACCCGGCTATTCATTGATACTTAATACTTTCTCCTGTTGAGCTTTTTGAATTTGCCCCGAAGTTTGCCCCGAAAAGGCATTTTCCACAGCTCCTATCAGCTCACCAGGTGTGTTGCCGACCACGTGGCTATAGATGCCGAGAGTGACCTTTATATCGCTGTGCCCGGCAAGATACTGTATCTTCTTGATGTCCATGCCGGACTGGCAAAGACGCGTGATATAAGTATGGCGAAGCAAGTGCGGAGTCACCTTGAAGTCCAGCGTCTGCTGGATTTGTGGGCCGCGCCTTTTAGCCTCTTTCTCAGGGGTGGCCGCTGAAGCTTTGACTGTGCGCCGCCCGATAATTGCCATGAGATTACGTACAGTCTGGAGACTAGCATTTGAACCATTTTTTGCGGGAACGACGAAGACGCTATTACTCTTGGACTTTGCAGCGCGAAGGGCGTCCGCCAGCTTGCTGGGCAGAGGAATGGTACGGTGAGCCGCTTTCGTTTTGAGCAGGGAGGGGAAGATACCCTTTCCACCGTCAAAGCGCACCGCGTTGTTTACGGTGAGGTGGGGGGCGGCGGCATTGAGATCCAAGTCGCTCCAGCGCAGGCCACAGATCTCCTCTCGCCGTAGGCCGGTGTAAAGGCCGATCAGCACGAAGAGATAAGCGCGGGTGCCCTTTGTGGCATCCTCCAGAGCGGCGCATTGCTCGGGTGTCAGCGGCACCTTCTCCTCGGTGGGGACACCACCCGCCTTTATTTTGGCACAGGGCGAACGGAAAATCAAGCCATTTTCCACCGCGCAGTCAAACCCCATGTTCATGACGCCCAGCACCTTGGTTTGGAGAGAGTTTGACTTGCCGGCAAGGGCCGCCATGACACGCTGACAGTCCTCCGGCTTGACGGACCTTAGCCTATACCCTCCGATGATGGGGCAGATGTGGTTGTTGATGGCGTTCACATAGTCCCGTCGGCGAGAGTAGGAAAGCCCATCCTTCCGGTTCGTATACCACTGTGCAAGAAGCTGGGCAACGGTCGTTTTGTCATCCAAGATGACCCCCATCCGCTGGGCAGTCTCCAGGTCGTAGAGCTTGGCCCGCAGTTCCTCTTTACTCTTGGCGCGAACGTCTTTGTAGGCACCGCTTTGCAGCTTGACCCGTTTACGGTAGTACCCGGTTTTTTCATCAAAATAAAACTCGGGGCGTCTTGCCATCTTGAATCCCTCCCACAAGTATGATAATATGAGAGGGTGATATGGGCCTGTCAAACCTTATCACCCTCTATGTGAGCCGTCCTTGGTGTTGGTAGCACCGGGGGCGGTTTCTTACAACATATTACATTGACAAACACCTTTGTTTTGTATATACTATAGCCAAGCTAACTCGTGAAGGATAAAAGCTGGGTTCCCGAATGGGAGTAGGTGGCATCACCAAGAATCCCAAGCTCCTGGGGTTAGCGTCTTTTTTTCTTTAGCTGCTCTTTGAGACTTCGGATAATATTTCTGGGGTCTTTTTTTATTTCATCCGCAATAAAGTCGATGGCTTGAATCGAATAGCTATATGTCGGCGCAGCATTGACCCTAAATATGTAGCAAAATTTAGGGTTTTCTTTCATGGAGTAGTAAGTAGTAAATAAATTGAAGTGATACATATTGAAGGAGACCGCAGATCCATTGTATAGCAGTTGAACTTTAGCCCGTAAAAGCCGGCTATTTACCTCTTTTAGGCATTTTTTAGCGGTATATTTAAAAGAGTCGTTTGGGTCTTTAAGTTCTTTAATTATTTGTATTTTTGCATCCGAATCATTCGCTATACCAAAGGTTTCTGTAGCCTTTCGCCTATCCTTTGTAAGGTAATGATAATGTTCGACACGGATAGCAAAATCGCTATTATTATGCAAAATTTCTGAATCAATTACTTTGCTTGTTGATAGTAATTTTTCTGAGATTTGCCCTGGGTATTTAGCCCTTATCTCTGCTTCGTTTAACCCACACATACTCACAGATAGCGCTAAAAAATTTTGCGGGACTACGGATGTCATATCTATCCCATGAAACTCAGACATTTTTTCCGTAAAATTAAATATACATGCTTGAAAAAGGGGGATATATACCATCTCATATTCTTCCACGATAAAATGAGTACTTGTATTCCGAAGCTCGACTATGCGCAATAGGTTTTTGCGAATTGGGGCATGCTCATTTGTAAAAACTATTTTAATACAATTTTCTAACGTAATAGTGCGATTTGGGTTATCCTTATAATAAATTTCATGTTCACCTAATGTATTGATGATGTGAGCCTTGAGCATAAGCTCCCAGGCGTTACAGATAAAAAAGCTAAACCCCTCGACCCTGTATCGGATAGACGGTTTATTGTATACCTCAATAGCTAAAAGGAAAGCTTCTTTGGATTTATCAAGCAACTTCTCTGCAATAACAGAATTGGTAGCCATGTTTCCAGTCCCCTCCTCTCTATTTTACTGCTCCTCCGCGGCAGGTTACTAAAAATACAACTCTGTTGCAAGATTCCCATGCGTGTACCAGCAGACGGCTTTCCTCATAAATTCCTCAGTGACCCCAAAATGTTCAGCTAAATCCCACAGATCTGTATGTCCATCAGCCACGGCTTGATCCAGATCATCAGCGGACAAGCGCAGTTCAATGGCTCGTTTATCCGCACGGTTCTCATGCTTTTTCCGAATATCGCAGGTGGCATACTCATTATAGAAGGCCCCTGTATCACAATGCCCAATTTCATGCAGGCCCTTCACTAGTTCATCGGCATCGGACAAAAGGGTAAAGGGGTCAATCGCAATAAAGCATTTGCAATCCGATACTCGCATAACAGATATACTTTCAAGCCCGTCGCAGTCTAAATTGTACCAATAAACATCATACCCCTGCTGTTCGGCATACTCGTACAGTTCAACTACATTATTTATTTTTTTCGTTTTCTTGGGCAAATTTTGCGAACTGTCTAACGCGGTCGAGGACATCATCGTCTATCTCCCTTGTTCCCCACAAAGCAAATTTAATATCATCGTCGCTGACTTTGCGCTCACCCTCTTGGGTGGGCGCTTTTTTTGTTTCTTCTCCAGTCAGGAGGTAATCAGTGGTGACGCCGAAATAGTCGGCAAGAGATTGTACGGCATCTCCGTTAGGGATGGCTCCCGCTTTCCATTTGTTCCAAGCGGTACGACTCAGCCCGCAGTCTATACAGGCTCTTTGCTTAGAAACGCCCTTTTGCTTGCACAAATCTTCAAACCTATCAAAAAACACGAAAAGCAACCTCCTAGTTTGGTTAAAACATAGAAAGCTACTGAAGTTGCTTTCTGCCATTGACAGGCAACCATGGTTATCGTATAATAAGCTCATGGAGCAACTTAAGTCATCTTTCTGTTCTGTTTGTCGGCAACAACATAGTATCATGAAAGATAACCTAAGTCAACATCCTTATATCAAAAAGGCAACTTTCGTATTCTTCACTAAAAGGAGGTGGACGGAATTGGTGGAAATGAAGGGGGTGAGGGAGGGGTACACGGTCAAAATGGGTTTCTTCGGGAAGCCCACCCCACAGGTAGTTCAAGTGTCCTTTGAAATGCCTTACCCCGATTGGTTGCAATTAGAAAAGTCAGATTTGTGGCGGAATCTTCTGGAAGTTCTTGAAGCCGCTCAAAGAGAACCAGACCGCTGATCGCCCCAAGTTCGGAAAGCTGGATGGGAAGCGGATATGATTTTTCTACATCGGTTCCAATGATTTCTTTCTTTGCATCACGCCGGACTTCTTCATACACAATAGTTGGGTTTGGGGTGCAGTCAATTATTTTCCCGTTCAGAAGGAGGGCGACCCTGGTAATAGCAATCGGGAGTCTGGATTTGTTTTCAAACATTATCCGCAAAAAAGTAACGTCATTGAAGGACTTAATGTCAAGGATCGAAATATGCAATCGCTTTCGGTTCCTGTGCCACGTACAAACCAATCCGAACAGTGACATAACAAAGCCAAGGACGCCTGCAATATCCACTAAGTCACTCAAAGAAAGATTGTGGATAAAAGAAATGAGTTGAATAAACATCTGAAACACCTCCTCGTGAGGCTATTCTACCAGAACAGAAAGAAGGTGACAATGGTATGCCTGCAAAGTGGACTGCTGACCTGCTGGGCGAGATGCACCTGGCCGGAGTCACAGCCAAGCAGCTTGCTGCTGAGGTCGGATGGAACCCCAAATATCTCAGCGTTGTGCTTAACGGACATAAGGAGCCGAAGGGTGCGGAGGAAAAACTGAACGCAGCTCTTGGGAGACTTGTTTCTGATCAGCGCCAGAATACCACAGAGTAAGTCCAATAAACCGGACAATAAAGCCCGCCCCTGACGGGGCGGGGCCGGGAAAGGAGGAAGTATAGGAATGGAGCAAAGCACACTGCTTACTGCCCAGGAGATTGCCTCACGCTGGGGGGTATGTGTTCACACCGTTTACCGCCTGGCGTACAAGCGGGACGGGCTACCCGCCTACAAGGTGGGGCGGTGCGTCCGCTTCAAGGAAGAGGAGGTCGCGGCATACCTGGAGAAGCAGACCGTGAAGCCGGCTGAACCGGCGGCAGGAATGAAGATCGGCAAATTCCAGTACAAGCCCGGGATGAAGGTGGTGAGTTTATGAGGAGTGAGTCCCGCAACGAGCGCCGCCGGGCACGCCGGGAAGCTGTGAGCGCGGTAGTGTTTACCGCCTGCATTATCCTCTGCTGTGGCTTGCCTAACTGGCTGGAGGTGTGGCTGTGCGCTATCTGATAACGAGCATTGCGTCGCTGTGCCTGTTGCTGTTGCTGGTGGTCCTGGTAGAGGGAATCAGCGCCCCAGAGCAGCCGGCCGCAGAGTCACCGGCGCCTGTACCGAGCCAGAATCCGGGTATCTTCACCATCCCAGCCCCCGATGGCCTGGAGGAGCTGGACGGCTTGTGGGTTGCGATCCCAATAAACTGATGAAGGAGATGAAAACCATGGAGGATCTGTACCAGAAGAAATCGATTCTACAGATGGCCCGGGGGGCCATTCAGGAGCGGGCCGACTACGAGATCACCAAAATCCTGGACAATATCCTGGACCCCAACACCTCGGCCACCGCGGCCCGGAAGCTGACGCTCACCCTGACCCTCAAGCCGGACGACACCCGGCAGAACATCGCCGTAGGCGTGGTAGCCAAGAGCACCCTGGCGGCTACCAATCCCGTTACCACATCGCTGTACGTGGCAGACCAGGACACCATTGTGGAGATGGTTCCACAGCTGCCTGGACAGATTGATATGGACGGAGTTGAGGAGGACGCGGCCCCGGTTCTGAAGCTCGTAAAAGCTATGTAAGGAGGAAGCCATCATGTTGAAAGAAGCCATTCAGCACATCCAGGAGACCGCCAACAAGCCCTTTATCCAGGAAATTGACGGGAACACCTACATCATCGACCGCGAGGGCCAGTACGAGCAGGTCAAGCCGGAGCTGGATTACCCGTCGGAGCTGATCCTGACCAGCCTGGACGCCCTGGTAAAGCTGGTCAAGACTGAGGCGTCGGAGCTGGACGCGCCGCTGTACATCACCATTCCGGATCATCTGACTGCCGTCTGCTTTGGCCAGCCGGACAGTGAGCTGCGCTTCAGCCGCGTGAACTACTACCGGGCCAAGGCCACTGACGTACCCGGCTGGCAGTCTGATGTGAAGATGGGCTTTGAGGAGATGCAGATCGCCCTGCGCACCCGCTTCCAGGAGACCTCTGACTCCCACTACGCCATGAAGCTGCTGTCCGACATCACCACCGGCGGCAAGAT